AGTACACTACCGAAGAAGTTCCCTTGCGGGAGTCGGGCGCCGCTGAGGTAGTCCGCTGTTGCGATGCCCCCCATCGTGCTAGCCATTCCGCCAGTGTTCGGGTGGTTGAGTGGACTAGCCCCATGATCTGGGAAGTAAGTTGGATTGAGTTTCGGATCGTAACCACTAAACGTGCCGGCTTGTGGGTCCCAAGAACGCTGCAGGTTTTGAATCTGCTGTTGAATTGCAGCGTTGCGCGTCGGATCTTTGAACGAGAGTTGGGCAATCAACTCGCGGACCTTGTTGATGAGTTGGTTCTGGGCGTGGTCATACGTGTTCGAGAGGTTGGCGATGTTGTTCTCGTAACCAGTCATCAACACTGAGTTGATATCACCTGCGTTACGGACTTTGTCGACCTCGGCTTGTCCGATCGGAGTATATTTGTTCCCCATCGCTGAAATCATAGTGCCACCCACATCCTTGGCAGTGCCAGCAAAGTAGCGGTGGCGCCGAGGATCTCGATCATCAACGGTTGCGTAATAAGAGATTGGGCTAAGTGGGGTTGCGTCATAAGAGTTTTGACCGCCGCCTGTCTGCCCGAAGCGGTGCGCAGAGCGATACGTTGACGTATCGTCGTTCAGTACACTACCGAAGAAGTTCCCTTGCGGGAGCCGGGCGCCGCTGAGATAGCCTTGGTCGTCTATTCCTGCCGCAGCGCGACGATCGACTTCCGGCCTCGGGGAGAAGCGGCTCGAGGTATTCGCCATGTTCGGTCCTTTCCTTAGTTGCTCTTCAGTACAGCGAGGAGAGTACTCACTGTCGTCTGAAGCCGCGTCAAATCGTCGATTACGGATTGTACGCTAGATGCTGTTGCAGTAACAGATGCCGGATACGCGACCGCGACATCCCCCTTCAATACCGCGTGGTTGTCCGACGCGCCTCGCAAACCGGCGAGCAACTCAATGTTCTCGCCGAGAACGCTGAGATGCGCCGCAAGCCCGGGGAGCTGTTGCTTGATGTCGTCGGGAACCGCAGGGATAGAGACGAAGTCGCGTCGCGCCATATTATGACTCGCTTATCGTTGCCAGCATCGCCGGCGTAGGAGCAACGAGAATCCCACGAATCGGGACGTTCCCCGACACGCGAAACGAAATCCGGTCCGACTTGTACCCCGCCGGAAGCCGGAACGCCCGGTCCGTCGAGACGAACCGCTGCCAGTACAGGTCGCCCTTGACATACAGGCTGAACAGCACCCGCGCGGCCCCGGTTACCAGCTCTTCGAGCACGTCGCCGGCTACCTCGTGCGTACCCAGTTCTGTATCGCCGAGATACCCTTCCTCATCAGCGATGGCAGCGTTTGCGTCAATAATGGCTTGATTCTGAGCGTCCACATCGTCTGTAGCGAAGTCCCCCACGACTTTAGCCGCTCCAAAATTTTCGGGTCGATCGTAGACGAACTCCTTACTCCACCAGTCCTGCACGAGATATGACGCCTCGGGGTCGTCCCATTGGTAAATCTGGTCCCCGTACGTGTAGTAGAGAACACCATCCGCGAGGTCCGAGTAACTCGCGTCAAACAGCACATTCAGCCGCAGGAAAAGCGCAGGGCTGTCCGCCTTGCCGCCCGGCTGGAACGCGATAACGCCCTTTTCGCCTCCCGGCGTAGTGAACTGTCCGTAGTACTTACCGTCGTAGAACACGGACTGCATCGTGTCGGGGTAGTAACTCGACCACTCGTCGCGGGTAAGCGTCTGGACCGTCGCGAGCTGTGGTGCCCCCGAGGCGACGGACACCAGCCCTTCGTACGACGGGTACAGAATAGACGTCCCCATGTTCACGAGCCCGCGTTTCGACAGGCACGGGTATGGCAGATCGACGGGCACGACGGTAATCGACGCAGGGTGGTTGCCCGTCGCGGTGTGGGGCCGTCCGTCGGTCGTAACCACGACGCTGTTCCCAAGCGCGCCGATCGCAACGATCTTCGCATCCGTGCGGTACTGATAGGTAACCGGCCACGCGTGCGGCTGGTACGGCTCGGCGAAACACAGCACGTTCGAATTTTCTCGAAAGCCGACCATCATGCCGTTCGCCATCGTAACGACGCCGATCATGTCCTCGGGCGGAGGCTCCCACTCGTCCGAAGGAAGCACCACACCCAAGGCTGTATTCTTCGTCGCGTCGGTGTAGTTACCCCCGGATACAGGCAGAGGCAGCTCCGCGATGAGCTGGTAAAACGTCCCTGTCGTGCCGGTGTTGGTGCGGTACAGCCGCACCGCCGAATACCGCGTCCGCGTATCGTTCGGCAGCGTCCAAGACGACGGAAGCCCGGAAACGAGCATGCGCTGCCCCGACGTGTGGACGAGCGTGTTGCTGGCCGGCGACGGCGGGGACTCTTCCCCCCAAGCGGTTACGTAGGTGTATACCCACGCCTTGAATCCCGTAGTCAGTACCGTCGCTGCGAACGCCGTACCGTTGCACGCGATAACGCCGACTTCACCGGACTTGATAATCAGCGTTGTTGCGTTGTTGATGAGTTCGGTACCGTTAGGGTCGACAGTCAGATCGTCCGTCCCCTTGTTCCGCACCACGCACATGAAGTCGGCCCCGAGCGTCGCGGCAGCTGTCAGCCCCAGCGTCCACGGCGTAGTGGAACAGTCGATCGTCTTGCCCGCGTCCGCGCCTACGACCGTATACGCTCCGGATTTCGCAAGGATGTCGTAATCGACTGTGAGCGCTCCCACGGGAGCGGCCACGCCGAGTTCTTGGTAGTCGTAAGGGAACGTCGACGGAATCGACGACGCGTAGCTCGTCGACCCCGCGAACTTGAACAGCTTCGCAACCCCGGCAGCGACGGTGGTCGACGCGCCCCCATCGATCGTGAATCCGCCCGGCGCGTTGACCGTAACCGTACCCGACGCGGACGTGTTCGAAACAAGCACGGCGTACCCGTCGGCCGGCGTGTTGTACAGCGTAATCGCGCAGGTTGCCGTACACTCGACCGTGGACTCGTCGTCGGTGACCAAAGTCGAGTAGTTGATCGCCGTCGTATGCGAAATCGTAGCGAACGTCGCTCGATTGAAGTCCGTCGCTTTCGGTACGCCGTCGCCCGTGTAGTAGATGCGCCCGGTCCCGATGTCCGCTGCGGGACTCTTGGTCACGTCGACGTCTGACGTCCACATCAACCAGTACCGCGCCGTATCGGTCTTCATCGGGTACATCGACTGCGCCCCGGCAACCGGCGCGTCCAACAGGAACCGCGATTGCCGATAAGGCACGATCGCGCCCGAGTGCACCTTGCAGTTCAAGGCGTACTGCGCGAAGTTGTCCGGCAAGACGTTTGGCGCATACCGCGGCGCCATTCCACCAAACCGGGTTATTTTCGTAGCCGGCACTCAGCAGCCCTTCTTGACCTTACCGCCCTTGGCGTAGCCCTTCCCGTAGAGCTTGTCCATCATTTCTTCCTTCCGAGAACCCTCCTTCATCTTGTGCTTCTTGTCGGAAGACTTGTCCTTCTTGGACTTCTCGAACTGTGGGGGCATCTTCGCCATGTCAATACTCCTTCGTAGTCAGTCGCTTAACGCACGTATTGTGCAGAAGGTAGCAGTCCCGCACCGCTGCGCGGTCCCGCTCGAGAAACGCCGGAAAGTTCGTATCCGACGGGGACCGTTGGGGAAGCGGCGGGCACGCCGTCACGCACTCCACCGGGGGCGGCAGCACCACCGGTTTCGGCATTGATTGCGGAATTGGCGGAGTCGATCCGCACCCACAGATCGTCGTACTTACAATCAAGAGGAACAGGAGGCGCATTGCTTATCTCCACGATTTTCGGAGCTACCCGACGACGAGCTTCAGCGGCACGGGCCGCATGAAACGCATTTGCTTCTGCGAGGGCATCGACGCGCGACTGCGCAAGGTCAAGTTCTGCACGTACAGCCGCATCAGCTTTGACGATGGCATCCTGCATCGCAAGAGCATGCTCGCCATCGCTGACGCGCTTGCCATACTGATAGCCACTGAATAGGCAGGTAACCACAAGAGCCATTCCGCCGAGCCACAACCACGGGTTGAGCACATCATCCTCCCACCAGTCCGTCAATGTAACCGCCGCTGCGCCCTTTCGTAAGGTTCATGCGACGATTTGGTTTGTCGTCGTTCCGCAGACCGATGTGCACCCACGCGTGCTCATGAATGAGCTGGTCGTAGTCGAACTTACGCTCCATCGCGATGAGGCGACACACCTCAAACGGAGTCCCATACCGAGGGCAGATGAAGTCCGCAGCAAGTCCGTCCATATGCGCGCTCGTCTTGGCCCCGCCTACAAGCCGATTTACCGGCGCGCTGCGGTACCCGCTGAGGATCACTATCGGGTACTGCAGGTACACGCGGATATCTTCGAGAAGCCGGCATACGCGCTGCAGGTTCGCGATTTCGATCGGTCCGGGGGTGTTGTCAAGCCCAGCCCGCTCGCCCTGCGCGCTAATGGTCATCTCAGCAAGAGTGAAGTGGTCGGAAAGGTTCACGTTCCCCTCGACTCAAGATACCCCTTGAACACGCTCCCCGCAAACAACGTAACGGGCGCGGTAACGGCCGCAATTATCGCGGCGATGTCTATGCCCGGCCGCGGGGACGTCTCCGCAAACCCCATCGCCCACACACTGACCCGCCACGTCATCCATATCGCCACCCCGAGAACTGCACGACGAACGACCCCACGGCCGTCGATGAAGTCCCATACGCGGGTAAGGAAGCCAATAACGTCTGCCACTACGGCTTCCTCATCTGCGCCGCCCGCAGTTCGATAACGATGTCGCGAAGTTCGCGAGTCTGCTGCTTAAGCTCAGCTATCTCGCCACTAACCCGCTTCCGTTCCTCGAGCGCCGCCGTCTTGAACTCGGTAAATTGCGCTTCGAGTTGCTTCGATGTAACGTAGCCCGACCCCAATGCGGCAATCACCGCGATAAGCACAGCCTCGAGTATGCGTTGCCCGGACATTTGGATTTGTGTTCCCGTAGCAAGGACGAAAGGAAGGTGCTTCAGTGCGTCTTGAAAATCAGTCATGTGCATGGAAATCTCTCCGCGTTGCCGTCGCACTACAGCCACCCGCACATGATGTATGCCTCGAGGTCTGTTGACGTAAGTGTGGTCGCTACGCCGGTACTTGCGTTCAGTACGGCTATGCTCCCGCTTTGTTGGACCAAGTACGCGTTCGTAGCGTCAAACCGCGCAATAGCGCAATTCGTGGACCCAGTCGGCGCCGCGTTGGCGATGTCGCCTGCGGCATACCCCTGCACGGCGTTCTTCAGCCGGTACCGAATCTGCCACCAATCAGGAGCGCGGGTTCCTCCGTGCGCCCCTACCGAAGTGCTGCCAGCTGACGAACGCAACGCAATCGCGCCGAGCATCGCCCGGGTGGGGTGCGTATTAAGTGTGAGCGTACCGGAGCCGAGAGGAATGTCGACCTTCCCGCCGGTGAGCCGCACGTACGCCGTGTTGTTGTACCAAAACTCAACCGTAGATGCGGAAAACGATCCGAACACCGTCGTCCCGCCCCCCGTCCAGCCGATCGATGCGCCGATACCGATAAGCGATCGAAGCGCGGTAGAAGACGCATCTACGCGAAGCTGCCCGTCATTCGTCTCAGCAGCGAACCCAGCCAGCGCCCCGTTTCCGGCATCGCTGTTGTACGCGCGGACGCGCTGAGCGCTGTTGTGGGGAATCTGGAAATCAACCGCGGTGCCCGCTCCCGTGGGAGCCACCACATAGGTGCGCCTTCCCGTTGCCCGAGATACCGACTTCCACGTTCCGAGCAGCGCTCCGGCGTCCGAGTACCCGACCTCGACCAAGTCAGAACCGGCGTTCGCGCCGGATTCAGCGGTGCCGTTCACCCCGGTTTCCCACCGGGTCGTGCCGGCCGTGCGGTACCGGCTATACCGGGTCTGACCCGAAGCCGCTGCATTCAGTGTGAAGACGGGCGTCGCGTACGACAGCGTAAGCGGACCGGCAAGCGTGTCCGAATACGACGCCGTCGTGCCGTCGGAAGTTATGAGCTTACCGGCCTGCCCGGTTGCGGACGGGATAGCCCCGCCGAAAGCCGCGTCGATAGCCCCTGCAGTAAGCCGGTGCGACACACGATCGCCAGCGTTGAACGCGATCGCCGTCGTGCCCTCTTGCCCGCGAACGACGGTAAGCGTGTCCGTAGCCCGCGCAGTTACGCGCATAACCTCACGCTGCCCGAGATTGTTCGTTACGACAATCATGAACTTCTCGGACGCGCCCGGGTTCGGAAACTTGGCCCCGTCCCCTGACGCAACGGACAACGTCGTTACGACGTTGTTGATCGACGACGCAAGGGTTGAGCGCGCAAAGTTGGAAAATTTGTACGTCATTTAGACCCCGAACCACACAGGTTTGATGCGAGCCTCCACCCCGACCCGCCCTCGCAACGCTTGCCCAGAAGCGTTCTTGACCGCTGCCCGGTACCGCCCAGCGTAGTAGCTCGACAGCTGCGGATTGCTCCAAGGTTTATCAGGCTGCGCCATCAGCCGCGCCGCTGCGCCGTCAACGATACCTTCGCGGTATCGAGAAAACACGTCCTGATCCAGCCCAGTAGCGGTGTTGGTTGGGCACAGCGCGAGAAATACGATGCACGACGCCTCCGCTTCCGCGTCCGCATCCGGCACCGGGTAAAACTTCAGAGAGGAGAACTCTTCGGTAGCGTAGTGCGTAGGAATCCCCTGCAGAAAAGGGTATTCCTCGTCGTACGAGAAAAACTCAGCAAGCGTTGCTGGTTCGAGAAGGCGAACCCCGTGGGATACCGATATGTATCGGGCTACCTCGGTTCCTGCAGGAAGCGTGGGCGAGTAGCTGTGCGTCCCATCGACGAACGGAAAGCTGACGTGGTATTGGTACACCGACGAGTCGACGCAGAGCTGTCGCGCAGACTGCCGCAACATACCAACAACGAGGGGCTGTGGGCAGTTTGGGGCGAGAATCTGTACGTCTGGAACAACATCGGAAAAGAGTATGTCCGCCACTTAGTCCACGATGGCAGGAGCACCGCCACCAGCCTCCGTATCCATGTTCTGCCTAGTCTGCGCTTGCGCCGCAAGCGCCTGCACGGCTCGATTGTAAAACCCCTCCGCACGAGGCGTGAGGACATACTCGTCGTCCGCCCACTCCACCTCTGCCGCCGTGATATCAACGAGCGAAGGCAGGTACTCTGCCGCCAGCGGGATAGGCGTGTTCGTATCGTACACAGCATCAACGGTGCTGTACTCGACGTCGAGAACTTGCCCTGACGAAGCCGGCGGGTACACGAAAAACTTGGACGGGTTGCGACTATGCCGCATCCAATTGACCGCGGTTCCGGCAGCGGCTGCCCGCCAAGAGGGAAAGTACGCGTCCATGTGCTCTCGGATCGTCTCGACCACGGCCCCCGCGTCTTTCACGCCGAAGACCTGAACCACGCGCCCATAGTTGGGGACTTCCTGCTCGACACCCGCAACACACGTAAGCTCGCTCGTTGTTACGAACAGATCGGGACGCAGTGTCGCCATACGCCGAAGCGCACGATTGACGCAGTCGAGAATAGTCGCGTCCTCATACCGATAATCGACGGGGTCGTTATCGTTGGTGAGAACGCGAACACTCGCGATGACGTCCGCAGGAGTCACGGCTGCGCAGCAAACCCATCAGGCGTTTCGTTCAGCGCATCCACAACCGGAGAGGTCTTGCGCGGCTTCGTTTTCGACACCGGCGCCTCCACAATAACTTCGGCCTCGACTCCGGGCAGCGCGTCGATTTCGATCATATCGCCGCGTTCGGCAAGCGTCGGGTTGAACCCGTAGACCTCGCCCGTCGGCATGTGCTTGAGATATCGTCCCACTTTCTTCTCCTGTGTGGACGGGGCCGAAGCCCCGTCCTGTCGGCATTACACCTCGACAGCCGTATTGCCCGTATCGCGCACGATGTACGCGAACACGCGGAACACGGCGTTCGTCAGCGCAGCCGTGTTGATGGTGACGCGCAGCGGCGACGTGGTCTTGTAGAACTTCCACGTAGTAGCGGCTGACGCCACCACCGTACCGGCGGACGCCTTCGGGTTGGACGAGGCGCTGAGGAACTGCGTAGCGCTCGAGCTGTCACCGAGCGACAGCGTCGGCGAAGAGCCGGTCGTGTCCGCAGTGATAACCTCCACGCCCGCGACGATGACGAAACTGTTGGCCGGGATATCGAGAACGTCGATCGTATCGGTAGCCGCCTTGTTCGTCAGAGTTGCGGCGCTCACCACCTTCTCAGCCACAACGAAGTTGTAGCCTTGGTAAGCGACGGCCTCGTAACCGGAGGCGACGGTCAGATCATTGGTAGCCATGTGGTGTGCTCCTTATGCGTAGGCGTACAGACGAACGAGCGAGTCGCCCTTGACGACCTTCATACCGAAGACCTGCAGCCCGCGCATCAGCGTGCCGAAAGTCGACTCGGACCGAAGCGTCTCAGTCTTGGTGATCTGCGTCGCGAACGTCAGGCCGACCTTGTGCCCAGCAATGATGTCGAACGGGTTGTTGGTATCGACGTAGCGCGGCAGCAGGTTGCTCGAGTACAACGTGAACCGGTCGATCATACCGACCCGGCCGTTGCGCAGCGGCGAAGCGCCGTCACCGGTCAGCGACGCATCCTTGATATCCGAAGACTTCAGGAGACGAATCGCCCAAGCGGGCATCACAACCCAGCGCCCCGTTTCCGGGACGTTCTGTTCGTCGAGAACCTGCCCCATTTCGAGCAGCTTGTCGATGATGTTCGCCTTGGTGAGCTGAACCGCCGCACCCGTCGCACCGAGGTTCAGGTTCGCGCTGAGACGACCCGCGGTCGCGCCCTTGTTGACCGCCGCCACATCGACAGCAACGTTCGCGAGAACGTACGTATCGATGTTGATCTTGAGTTGCTCAGACGCGTCCGACGACCACGTATTCATCAGGTTGATGTCGGACTGAATCTCCATCACGTCGTCCAGCACGAGGTTGAAGTACCGACCCTGATCGATGTTCAGAGTGACCATCGGGGAGTCGGGGCGCTCAACCTGCAGCGGCTGACCGGCGGAGTAGTTGCGGATCGTCACGTTCGGGACGGTACGGATGTTCACCGTATCGCCCTGCGCCGAAATCAGACCCTCGTAGTCGGTGTTGGAAATCTGCGGCACAACGCTGGCGTCGTAGAACTTCTCCAGCAGCTTGCCCGCCCAGATGGTCGGAATGAAGGTACCCGAGTAATTCGGCATACCTGCGGCAAGGGGATAAGCCATTTTCTGCTCCTATTTGCGTTAGCAATCAGGCCGTTACGCGGCCTTCCTGTTGAGCCTTGAAAATGTCTTGCTCGAGTTGTGCGGCCACCGCGGGGTTCGCAACGTACTTTCCGAGTGACTTATCGCGATAGAACTCGCGAATCGCTTTTTCCGACCACATCCGCCCGGATTTTTCGGGGGTGCGCGGAATGGACGACCCCTGTGTAGACGGAGAGGCCAGCTCGGAGATAGGAGGCGGAGGCGGAGGCGGCGTGGGAGCCGGTGCGCGAGACGCCTTGTACGCGTTGAAGAACCATGCGGCCCGTGTGGCATCGTGCCGTTCGCATGCGTCGTCGAAAGCATCCTTGAACGACGCCCCCGTAGAGGGGTTGAGCATCAGCAGCCACTCGGCAAAACCGGGGTCGAAGTTAACCGCCTCCCAGTCGGGCACCATCGAAGCGAGGGATTGCAGGAACGTGCTTGTGCGGACATCCGTCGTCGCTTCCGCGACCCCGGACACGTTGTCCTCAAGCTCCTTGATCCGCGCCGCTTGCTGTTGGATAACTTGCTGATATTGCTGCAAGTATGGTCCAAGCGTCTCCATCGCTTTGCGCCCGACGACATCGAGCAACTCAGGCGTAAACTCCTGAACCTCGCTGTCCGAAACAAGCTTGCGGGATGAAGACTGCGGCGACTGCGCTTGCTGCAGAAGGCTCTGCAGATGTTGCACGGCTTTGGAGAGGGAGTCGACTTTCCCCTCGAGTTCAGTTACTTCCCGTCGAGCGCGATCACGCTCGCCACTCACTTTCGACAGGATGCCTTGGATCGTGCGGTACTTGTGCTGAAAGTCTTCAGCAGCCGCAGGAGTCGCAGGAGGCGTCGAAGAAGTCGCGGCGTCCGGTTGTACCGGCGCAGCAATCGAAGGGTTCGGTACGGTATCGGCATTGCCGGAAGGCTCACCGGTTTGCGATTCCGAGTCCGGCGAAGAAGTTGCAGCGGCTTCCGCCTGCATGCGGTTGGCTTCTTCGACTTGTTGCTTCACTTGCCTTGGCAGGTTGCTCATAACCGTCCTTGAGACATGCGTTGAAGGGCAGCGGATGCGGCGCCGAAGGCATCAGATACCGCGCGGATAGTCTGCGCAGAACCTTGCCACCGGTGCATCTTCGCCGTGTCGGTAGCTCCGACGAGAGAATCGAGAATCTGGCCCTCTGCTTCGCGCAAATACGCGGCGAATATGGAGAACTGCGGGTGCTGGCTCAAGGCCAACATCGCGCGAAGTTGCTCCTCAGTGGGCTGGGGCAGAATCATGGTGTTACGGACGAATGATGATGAACTTGTACGTCCCCGCACCCGGCGTCAGAGAGCCGGCCGTCGGGTTGATGTACTGAATCGAAACCGTGTTGGCCGCCGACACATACGCCGCGCCGACTGCTGTTGCGTTACCGGTAGCCGCCGGGTTGACGATCACGAGGTCGCCTGCGGCGACGCCTGTAACCGTAGCTGTCTGGACCGACACGGTTGCCGCCCCGACGGACGTCGGAGTAACCGTTTGCGATCGTACGAACAGCGGACCGATCGGCGTGCCGTCGTTCGTCTGCCCGTTGAGGGTCAAACGACCGATCGAAAAATCTTCCTTCAGAGACATCGCACACCTCCAATGTGAGTGCTCACTACACAGTACCGTTGAAAAACTCGCATGTCAAGAACCATTTAGCGAGATGACCAGAAACGCTGTCGCCGCCCGGACAGGTCAAACCCAGCAGAACGATGCCGTGCGTCGTAGTACGCAGCCCGAACTCCCGTCACAACAGGCGTTGTCGCCTCTATGGTGCCCGGCGCTGCGGTGCAATCCGCCCCCACGAGCGCGACTTCGCGGAGAACCGCGAGCGCGCCCGCCGACGCTACTGCCTGTTGTCCAGCCAACGTCACCGTTACGCCAGCGGCTGCAGCCGAGTACGTAATCGTTCCAGCTTGCGCGCTAAGTCCCGTACCAAGTGCGCCGTAAGCAACCGCATAACCGACCGTGCCGGCTCCCGCGGGAGCCGAAGTACCGACGAGGGTCAGACTGCGCGTAAAGACGAGCGTGCCGGCTCCCGCGGGAGCCGACTGCCCAGACATGGTGTAAGAAAACGCCGGCGTTATCGATCCAGCAAGCGCCGTCGCTACAGAGGCAGTGAGTACGCTCGACAACGTCGGTGATAGCGTGCCAGCTCCCGCGAGAGCCGACTGCCCCGAAACCGAATAATCTCGAACCTGTGTAAGCCCGCCGGTTTGCGCCGCCGAAGTTGCGCCCGTGAGCGCTACCGTAACGCCGCCACTAGGCGATAGGCCGAGCGTCTCTACGGCGTACCAGCCTCCGGCTTCGCCTGTTTTGTCGTACCACCCGAGGGCTACCCCGGTCTTATCGAACCATCCAATAGACATGGCTTACATGGTGTAGACGATGCAGAAACCGCCGCCGCCGGCCCCGCCGTTGCCGCCCAATCCGGGGTTCATGCCGACCCCGCCGCCACCACCGCCACCGCCCCCGAGTCCGCCGGCACCGCCATTGCCGCCCGCGGCCGAGGCCTGCGTCGTAGCCCCGCCACCACCGCCGCCGTCACCGGATTTCGTCGAATTGGCATCGCCCCCGTTGCCGCCGTTGCCGCCTGCCGCTCCAGAGCCGCCGTCCGTCCCTGCAGACCCGCCGCCCCCGGCCGTATAGGCGCCCGACTTGCCGCCTGCCCCCGGCGTGACGGTCGTTGGCGTGGCCGTATGCCCGCCGCCTGACCCGCCACCCGCGCCGCCGCGCAGCGACGATCC